ATTCTTTGTTTCTCACCTTCTGAGAAAGATGCGTAGTTAAATGAATCTCTATGTCTTGATCGAATGGTCTCATTAAAGTTCTCATCCAAATGAAATGATACAAAGAAGTCTAGTATCTGAAGATAATGATTAATTAATCTGTTCATAACTGGCAAGTACTGTTTGATAACTTTGGTTTTGATTCCAGTATCTTTTAACATCTCACCAATGATTTCGTTATAAGTTCTTTCTTCTACGAACTCTAACTTTTTCTCAGTTAACTTATCTTTCTTCTTGTTTAAATTTGTTTTACTTCTTTTTGCTTTTGATACATCACCAGTTGAACCCATCAATCCATCAATCTCTTTTTGAATCTTAGTAATCTCACCTTGGTGTAAACCAATTGCATCATTATTAGAATTAATCTTCTGTTGTTTTTGACGAAGTTGATTTAACATATCAGCATTCTCTCTCTGAGATTGCTTGAGCTGTCCAATAGATTTCTTTAAATCTTCTTTTGCTTGTTGTAGTTCAGCAGCTTTATCCTTTATAATCTTTTGTTTAGTATCTTTAATCTCTTGGCCAATATCCTGGTCACAAGTTGGACACGTATCATTCTCTTCGTAGAACCTTGACTCTTGAACTAAATCTTTTATCTTTCCATTGTATGTATAATCATATCCTTCAAGGGTAGACATTTTTTTAGTTTGTTGTATTTGGTCTTTCTCAGAACTTTGTATCATGGCGGTTAAACCTTTACCCAATGTTTTTGACTCTTCAAATAGTTTAGTAATCTCTTCTTTATGAGTTTCAATACTACTTCTTTTCTTTTCTATTTGGTCATCGTTTAGCTCTTGTAAATCCTTTATATATTTCTCAGCTGCTTGAATTTTAGTTTTAACAATATCAAGGTTATGGTCAATATCAACTAACTCATCTCTTATTTTAATATTTCTTTCCTTCAATAATATATTCATCTTAGTGAAGATATTGATGTCCAATAAATCTTCTATGACGTGTCTACGAGTCCATGCTGGTAGTTGCATAAATGGAATGAAACTAGAAGAACCTAAAACCACTACCTGATGGAATGATTTATGGTCTAGTTTCAGAATATTTTGTTCAAGGAACTTTTGATAATCCCTTACATTACTGGCTTGGTTAATCATATTACCATTCTGCCATATCTCAAATTTGTTAGGTTTAATACCTCTTACAATTTTAAACTCAACTTGGCCAATAGCAAACTCAACTTCCACTAAAGAATTCTTATCGTTAATTGAATTAATTAATTGACCTTTCTTTATATCTCTGTGTGGTTTACCAAATAATCCAAAAGATAATGCATCTAATAATGTAGATTTACCTGCGCCATTTTGGCCTACGATTAGAGTTGTTGGTGATTTCTCTAAGTTAATAGTTATAGGATCGTTTCCTGTGGAAAGAAAGTTCTTCCACGTACATGATTTAAAATGTATCATAATACCTCTAGGTTTTGTGCTTCAGTATATAATTTTCTCAATTCGACTTTTAGATGTTCTTTATCTAAATCCGTTTCCACAGCATCGACATATGTATCTAAGAGTTGTGTTGTATCCTCAAGAGATATTTTGTCATCTTCGACATTCTCTCCAATATACTCTTCAAAACTCTCAGCTATCTTAAGTTCGTACGTATCAATACTTTGTAATCTATCTACAAACTTATCGAACATATATAAGTCATTTTTATTTATAACGATTAGTTTAATAAACTTTTTATCAAATTGACTTACATCAATTTTATCATAATCAGTTTTACTATCATCGTATATAACTTTCTTAAACATTGTGATTGGATTTCTTACTGCTTCAATCTCTCTTGTTTCTGTATCTAGTACATGGAAATACTTAGGGTCATCTACATCAGCCCATGTAAATTCCATTTGTGAACCTAGGTAATGAACGTTTCCTTTTGTTGATTTAGTATGGAAATGACCTGATAGTACCATTTCAAATCTATCGAATACATCAGCGTTCATACCATGTGGATTGGTTTGGCCAGGCATCATATCAAAACCTTTTAGTTCTAAATGAGCTCCAAGTATTGGTGCACCACAATTTTTTGACCACTCAGTATACTCTTGATAATTACTATTGTTTATCCAGGGAATAACAGCAACTTTACATCCATCATAATCCAATACAGTTGGTTCCATACAGATATTAACGTTTGATGTAAAATGTCCGAGAAGTTCTTTGAGAGAACAAAGCTCGTTAGTGTTCTTGAAATATACATCATGGTTTCCGGGTATAATATCCATAGTAATACCAAGGTCACGCATCGGTTCCAAAAAGTGTTTACGATTAGAATTAAGTGCTTTAAAGTTAACAAACTTCCTATGCTCATAGTAATCTCCTAGATGTAATATTTGTTTTATATTATTATCTTTTAAATATGGAAAGAATACTTCGGTATAGAATCTATCTTGATATTGTAAGAATATATCACTTGAGTTCCTGACACCACAATGGGTATCGTTCAGTATAGCTACTTTCATTTATAAAATAACTCCAGTTTTGCTTTTTCTTTTTCTTTCGCTTTTTCTTTCTTAGCAAATTCTTTGATTGCGTTATCTTGTTTACGAACTTCTCCAATCCTTTGCTTAAGAGTATCTACATACGCCATTGTTTCTTGAGCAGTTTCACCATCCATACCAGCTTGTACGAAATCGTCAATACCCATTTTCTCAATGAACTTAAACTTGATATCTTGTTGTTTCTTTTCTTTCATTATTCTACGTATAAATGCATAATAACATATTTGCGTAAAATAAGAAAAGGCATTTGGTTTACCAGTCCTTGTAGCTGTTTCTATATTATAATTTCCAATAGCCCTTAAGCAATTTTCTACAGCATCCATAACCATTTCTTCTCTATAAGTATACCTTACAAAGTTTGGTCTATGTGATAACCCTTCTGAAATTTTAATAAAACATCGAGCGATGTAATCCGTGACTTTTGGTACTGGTTTATTTTGTTCTTTCAAATCTCGACATTCGACTGCATAGTCCATGACGGCTTGTGAGAACTCTTTGTTGTTGACGTAATGAGCCTTTTCTTTAGGCTTTAATTTTGCCATAGGTTTTCCTCCATAATTAATCTATTATATCATATTTCTGCGTATTTGTAAACAGTAAAATAATTAAAAAAACAGTGTACAAATGCCAGTTTTTGTGATATAATAATATAGTATCCCGGAGGGAAGGAGTATACAAGATTAATGTATCGTCTTCTTGATATCTTCTTCAGGTTCCAGGTACTTTCTCTCTTCTTCGTATCTATCTAGCAAGACTTCTTCTAGTTGGTCCATTATTTCATTGTTCGAACGAGGAGCCTTGAGAGGGACACGTTTCTCAGATAGTTTTAAAGCAAACTCAACGTAAGCTGCTTTCACATCTTCAGCTACACCAACATGGTTTACAATATGTTTCATCATAACTTTAAAAGTTTTATGTTCCGAAAAAGGAAACCAAGGGGTAAACTGAAATCCACCTAATATGTTAGAGGAAATATTCAAAGGTCTTTCAACCAAATATGAATCATCGTTTTTCACTGCTACGAGTCCGATAATTTCATCTCCATTTACTAACTTAAAGTGTCTTATGTTGAGTTCTTTCATATTATATATTTATATCATGCAGATTGTAATCAAACTTTTCTTTTGAATAAATTTTAATTCTTTCTGCAGCATGGTTTAATGTGTAATTCTTTCTAGTCTTCCAATGTAAATCATCAGCTATATCGAATACCTTAGTATTTCTACCATCATCCGATTTTCTTAATCCTCGTCCAATGCTCTGTAGTACTCGTATTTGTGACTTAGAGGGGCTAGCAAAAATAATGTTATGAAGATTACGAATGTTAATACCAGTACTAAAAGTGCCAATGGAAGCGACAATAATTGCATTGTTCTCATTTTCAGTAATAGCACGGGTCTGCTCTCTAGTATCGACATCAGTTTCTCCTGATACATAAAAAAGTTTTCTTTTATCATCTATCTTTTCCTTTAATAAAGTATGCAATGGTTTACCATGTTTCTCTACATAATTAAATAATACTAAAGTATTTCCTTCTAAATCCAATGCAAGATTTCTTATAAAATTGTTTCTTGGTTCATATCCTACTATAAAATCCAATTCATCCTGATATTTTCTTTGTTCTTTACAGTATTCATCTTTATATTTTAATAGTAATACATCAATAGAAAGTTTAGCTAAAGTATCTTTATCCATTAGTTCTTTTGTTGTAGTCACCTTATACACCGGGCCAAACAATCCTTCCAATACTAATTGATGTGTTTGAGTACCATCCAAAGTACCAGTTGTACCAATGCGATATTCTGCTTCAGTACATTTTTCTAATATTGATGTTAATGATTTAGCTTTAAACTGATGAGCTTCGTCTCCTATTACCATACCAAATCTTTGAAACCATTGTGGTCTTAACTTATATATGGATTGCCATGTAGATATTAAAACTCTATTCTTAATACCATGCCTTTCAGCTCCTCCATATATTTTATAACATACTTCATTACTATTAAACGACTCATCTTGTGAGGAATAATCGGCAAAGTCAGAGTACATCTGCTCAACCAATGAAGTAGTAGGAACTATAATCAAAACGTCATCTTTACAGTAATCTAGGTACCATCTAATGGCCAAATATATAATCAGACTCTTGCCTGAGGCCGTAGGTGATAATAGTAAACCATTCTTATTCTGTAATGTGCACGACAGTGCATCTAGTTGATAGTTCCTAGGGATTATCCTTTTACCTGCACCAGAAATCACCAGAGGCCCCAAAAAGGCGTTTAGGTCAATATTTTGAGTTTCACCCAAATTACCGTAGCCCGCAGATGCGGCTGTTATAACCTTGTAATCCCTCAATTCTGCGAATTCTTTTAAATATTTGAATAAACCGTTATATAAAGTTTGTCTTTTATAATCATAAAGTCTTATCTTTCCATCCCATACTCTATTCCTATAAGCAGGCATAAATTTATATCCAGGTACAAAAAACTGGAAATGTTCAGATAATTCACGTTCTATACTTGGGTCGCAACTGACATGCATGAAAGTCTCATTCATCTTTGCGACTTTAATTTGATTATATTCCACTGGTAAATTTACGCCACTCAATCATGTTCTTGATTGTTTGATGTCTCCATTTGACATTATCTAATATTTCTTTGAGTGTATCGCATACCTCTTGCAGGTATATCATCTTAGACTGATGTTCTTGAATAACTGGGTCCGCATCATAGAATTTATCCATATCTCCTTTGAGTACAGTTAATCCATCTAATGGGTCATAATCCCAGCTTTTAGAATCCATTTCTTCTTGAGATAGTTTACCATTATAATGTTTCCATTTATCTCTAAGAAGCACTTTAAATTCCAATTCAGCTTTTTTAAGTTTCATTTTATTTACTGATAATATCTCAAGATATTTACCATGTAATTTAGCTGAATCTCTGGAAGATTCGTCCAAAGCCATTTCATCAATGACTGAGTCTTTTTTCCACATTTCTAATATTTGCTGTAAATCATTCATATAGTATATATTATATCACAGTTTACGCAAAAAGTAAACTGTTTTTTATTCAAATTCAAAGTTAGTGTATGAGAAAGTTATTTCTGTTGATAGGTAATTAACGGTATCTGCTGTTGAAGTAAATTCAAGAGCTCCTATACCTGTAGGAAATATATCTTTAAACCTTATAGTTTTATTAACGTTATTATGAGAAGTAAATACTAACAGTGTAGCATCTTCTTTTAGATTCTCTACTTCTTTACCTTTTGCTGAAGCTATATCGTGCATCCAATTATAAGTTTCTAAATAGTTATCAAAGTTTTCTGTTATTTGACATGTAATACTTAAATCGGAAAATGTTAATCTGGTTCCAGGTGCTGCATAATCAACTGTTTTATATGGTAAAGGTTGTTCTTCCAAAGTAATTTGTGGAAGTGTTATTGTAGTCGCAAAGTATTCTAGGTTTGGAAATCTTAAACTATTAATTTTAAGATGAAACCCTGTAGGACTTAAATAATTTTTATTTGTTGTGACTGCCATATAATATATTTATATAAGAAAAAGGGCCCGTTAAGAGCCCTTTTAAAAAGAGTATTAACTCTGGCTTACACCATGATGTCGTCAACTCTGAAGATTCTGAAGTATTGGTTAGCTCTATCTGAACCGATAGTACCATCAATAGCTACGTAAGGGTTAGCAATCATGCCGTACCTTGTTTTGAATCCCATTCTTGGTTGGAAATCGTTCTCACCAACTGCTTTAACCATTGTTAAAGGAACGTAAGGACAATAGAATAGTCCAGCGTCGTATGGGTTTGAACCTCTATAACCAACACAAACGAAGTCAACTGTTGCGTATGGGTCGATGTAAACTTTAACTCTACCATTTAGTAATCCAGCGAATGTATTACCAGTATCGTCAACGTTTAAGTCAACTGAAAGAGCAGGTGTGTAGTCTAAAAGACCAGCAGCTGCTAAAGCTGAAGCTACGTCTGAAGAACAGATAATGAAATTACCTTTTCCTCTTCTTGTTTCTTTAGCGATAACATTACATTCTCTCTCAATCTGCATGATTAAGCCTTTAAATCTCTCAACCATCCATCTTCCGTCTGAATCAGTGTTAACATCAAAAATACCACTTACAGCAGTAGATGTTTGTAAAGCACCGATTTTAGCAGTTTTAAGGATTGACCTTACAACTTCTCTGTTGATTTCAGCTAATATTTCAGCTGATAAGATGTTAGCCAATTCGCCTTCAGCGTCCAATCCATGAACAGCTTTAAGGTCTTGTGCTAATTCCATTGTGTACTCAGCTTTTAGAGCTCTTGACTTAGCTGTGACAGTAGCTTTCTCGATTGTGAAAGCCATCTCACCGAATGAACCGTCTCCAGATTCACCAACACCTAATCTTTCAGCAGCGGCTGTGGTTAAACCAGAACCGAATGTTGAAACAGTGTCAGCTTCATCTCCAATAGTTCCATCAGCGTCAGCATCAGTCACTCCGCTTAACCCTGTTGGGTCAGCTTGGTGAGTACCTGTACCTGAAAAATCAGTATCAGCTTCGTCAAAGAAAGCTTCTGTTCCTGATTGTGTACTATATTTTGATTTCATTGCGAAGATTAAACCAGTTGGTCCACTCATAGGTTGGACACCAGCTACATCATAAGCAATAAGGTTTGGCATTGCACGTCTTACTAAAGAAATCAATACTGGGTCAAAAGTACCAATGTTATTTGGTGCTGAACCTGAACCGATATTGTTAGCAGCTGCAGCTTCAGAAATGAAATTTCCTTGTGCTTGAGCTCTTTCTTCTGCAAGGGCAACTTCCTGGTTTTCTAACAATCTAGCTGTGACAGCTTTCTTGTATTTGTTTTGGATTGGGTCTACACCGTCATGGTCTAGAACAGGACCCCATTTTTCCATTAAATTTGCGTCTGCATTAAACATTTTTTTCCCCTATTATTAAGAAATGTGTTTGTTAATAGCTTGAGTATATCTAGCCATTGACTCAGATACAACTGATTGCTCAGCATTATCTTCACCAAGTAAGCTATCTACTTCGTCCACTGATTCGCTAACTTCACCTTTGAAGTATGAATCTCTAATAGTTTTAACTTTAGTTTCAAAAGTTTCGCTATC